AACAACTCTCCACTGAGTTGTTTGCAAGTTCTGAGCAGAAGAACCACCTGTTGTTTCTAAAACCCAAACACCATTAACATTCGGTGCTGCACTGTAATCATTATCAAGAGTAATAACATTGCCAACAATATTACTAACAGTTTTAGATTCAACAGTTCCATTAGCAAGTAAAACATGAAGCGTTCTTGTATAACCCAAAGCAGCCGTTAAGCCTTGAGGTAAATCGGTGTCAACACCAGCAGTACCATCAACTGTGATTTGACCAGCAGTTGCAGCAGCAATTCGACCACCTCTTCTTACTCCAGCTTTTAAGGGATCTGATACTTCAATAACTTGGCCAGGACGTACTAAAACTCCTGCTTCTAAACTACAAGTGAAACTAACAACTTCAGTCTCCCTTGCTTCGGAGTAGATCATCCACCGACCTACACGCTTGGCTTGACCTCTACTTGTGCAAGCAAAAGCTTCAATATTCTTAGTAATTACACCGTATCTGGAGATTCCATTAAACATACTCGCATCATCTAAAACCTCTTCATAAGCAAAAGTTCTAAGAGTCTTATCAAAATATTTCACAACAACTGCGGTTGCTCTTGATCGTTGACTACTACCTGAATAAGTAAATCCTTCAGAAGTAATATTTGCTAACGTAAATAGATAACTACTGGACTGCGGCTTGTCTTGTGAAATTGCAAGGCTACCCACTGCCCAATAAGGCATAGCCATGAAAACCGCCGACATTGCATTGATTAAATCAAATGCTTCTGTCCTGCCTCGAATACAAACATTACAAGAAAAACGTGGTTCAAATCCTCCAAAACCATCAGCTATACCATGTCTTCCACTTGCTCCATAATCATTATTTGCATTATTAGGTCTGGTGTTATTTGCAGAGCAGTATTGGGAAGCAGCATAAAAATCAAACTTATTTAATCGTTCTGCATTGCCAGTAAAGCTAGTTTTTTCTGAAGGAGTAAGAACATGATCCCCAAGTCCATATCTTTGTGAAGTTAAAAGATCCCATAAGCACCAGGCAGGATCAGCACACCAAGTAGCTGCTTGAAACGTACCATTCCACGTTCCTGAATAAATTAAAGCACCAGTATCATTGTCAACAGTTGCATTACTAGGGATTCTTATCTTTGCTCCTCTGACTAAATAAGCTCTTCGTGGAATAGAAGAAAACTGTTGTGCATCTATTTCTAAACTGGCTAAGGCTGAGTTTGGATAAGTATTATTTGTATAACTAAGTTGAACGAAAGAATCCCACCACGTTTCGTTATTTAATCTGGTGCTGTCAGCAGCGTTATCTGTAGTTCGGATGATTCTTATTTTTACTTCAGACGTAAAATGAGTAGGCATCTTAACGATGTAAGCCCTTTTATACATATCTCCTGTTCTACCTGTAATCGTATCTGTTCTTTGATCAGTAAAACCACCTCCATCAACTGATCTTTGAATTTTTATCGTTACTGATGTTCCAACAATATCTCCATCATCTTCTATTTCTTGTAATGCAGGAAATCTAACAATGACTCTTACATCATTAACACTTGTTGAAGTTGCGACAGTTTCAGTCTCTCCTATATTTGGAGTATCTTTTATAACTCTCCGATTAACATTTACAGTAGTAGCCGCCTTATCAAAACCATCTATTCTCGATTGAGTTGAACCACCATTTCTGAAAGCATGTCCAACTCCTGAAAAGTTATAAGTACTATCAGAATTTTGAATAGGAGTATTGTTTAAATAAACAGATTGCAAACCATTTTTTAATCCTTCTATTTCTCCTTCACAAATAAGATCTAATACCTTTGCGTAACTTTTACTATCAAGAGAATCTGCTTCAGTAGTAGGAGTGCGCCCACCACCTTGATCACCTTTGCCTCCTGTATTTGCACCTCTTATTAGTTTGGTCATGTTGGCTGCTCCGCTACATCAATTTCTGCCGAGATGACGACAGAACCAGTAAAAACTTCTCCATAACAAATAGGAATTGCTGTTCCTGCTCTGGAAACCTGTTGAATCCCACTAAAACTAAACTGATTTTGAGGATCATCATCTGATTCTGGCGTTTTCGGGACAGGCGTTAATAATTCAGCTACACCAGATAAGACTAATAATAATCCTACGTTTCCTGCTAAGACAGCACCAGCTCCTCCAGCAGCAAAAAAACCAGCACCTGCTGTTCCTGTAAAACCAGAAAGACCTAAAGTTGCTCCCCCAGTGGTAATAGCAAAACCAATCAAAGCAGCACCTAAAACAAATCGTCCTACTTTTCCAGCACCACCAATAACAGGAGTAATACTAATATCTTCAGAACCAATAGGATGAACAGTTTCTTCTAATGCCAAAGCACCATTACCAGCCTCTACCTTGTAATACTGTTTAGCCATGTGTTGTTCTAGATCAGGCCAATTAGCAACTAAAAAACGAACAGCTTCAGCAGGATTTTTTACATCTGCATGTAAAACTCTTTTGCCGACAAACTTTGCAAGTTTTCCATATAATTTGACTTTCCTAAGCATGACGTAAAGTTATCCTCCTACCAATACACTTTAATAGCCATTCGTCCAATTGGTCACGACTCGACAATCTTCCTTGTAAATGATGCAAAATATCATTTCCTTCTAAAAAAACAGCAATATGATTTAAGCCTGTTCCTCTAATACTCATTAATAGACAATCACCTTCTTGTAATTCTTCCTCTGGCTCCAATTCTCTAAAACCTGTTTCTTCCCAACGACTATCAAACATCGGATTAAGCCTATGTTCCTCAGAATCAATAGGTCTTTCCCAGTTTTTTAATTCCCTACCTTTTCTAAGGTGATAATCCCTTACCAACGTCCAACAATCAGCTACTCCCCAAACCCATGTTCTGCCTTCTAACGGTGCTTCATACCCAGAAGGTTCAAAGTAATACCATTCCTCTGTTTTTGGATTAACAATATGCCAAGGCAATTCACTTATTTCACAAGAAGCTAAATCTGCTTGGCTAGGAGTTGGTGGTGTAGAAGGATGAGAATGTACTATCGCTAATATCTCCCCAGCGTCTTCTGCTGCTGCATAGTCTTTTGGATCAATAATAAATTGATCGTATCTACTTTCAGAGATATTTTTACAAGCCCAATAATATTCTTTGCCTTTAAGGACAACTAATAATCCACAAGCTTCACTGGGATCAGATTCTTTTGCCGCCAAAAGCGCATCATTTTTCCAAGTCATGTATGGAATGTTCCTATTCCTGGGAAATCTTGAGGTAGGCATTGCCTTTTAGGAATACGAACCCCAGCTAAATCAAGCGCACTACATAATTCAAATTCAACTATATCTTTATTTTCACTTACTTTTCTATCAACAAAGTAAATCTCATCAGGAAATCTTTGAGTGGAATCTGGTGTCTGATATGGGTTACCAAGTTCTTCAGGATTAAATGTATCTTCATTTTCCATTGCAATTCCATCTTCATCTTCTGCCGCAAGAAAATTATCAGTACCAAAACTTTCAGCATCAATAAAGCGTTCAAGAGTTCTTACTCTTGTTAGTTTTGCACCTGCTAAATCATTACCCAAAGTTGTTGTATTTACTTCATTTAAAATTGCAGTAATTGTATTAAATAAATTACTAACAGTCATTGTTGGTCTTGGTAAACGTCCTTTCCCTCCCTTGTATTCAAAACCTTCAGCTCTAATTGGAAGCTGTTGATAAACTTGACCACCAAATTTTATATCTACAAAATTATTATTAATCGTGTTGCTAGAAGCACCATTATGAAAATAATATGTTGGATAAACTGCTTTCCATGTCACAGTTCCATCTGTAACTGTTCCACCTACGTCAGCAGGCCATGAAGGTTCTGTTGAACCAGTTGTACCAGGAATTGTCACTCTAAAGACAAGACCTTTTGCATGAGTTGAAGAACTTCTTACTTCTTTTCCATATCTTTTATCTGAAGTAACACTCCAAGGCTGCCAACCTGCCGTTCTTGCATTGCCATGTAAAGCTGTATTTAATTCCAACTCAAATAATTCAATAACCGCAGTTGGATTATCATTTTGAAGCTGACTAACTGGTACTGGCATTAGCTAGATTCAAATACCTGTAAAAATTCCATTGAAATTGTATTGTTATTAAAAGATGTCATATCTACACTCCAACTTTCACAAATATATTTCTTGTAATTAGTTGTTGTTGGATCAATCCAATCAAAACTTTCCTTGCCATTTCTTGCTTGTAAAAACCCAACAATTTTATCTCTATCTGCATTAGTTCTATTATTAAAAGTGAGACTCCATTTTTTCCTTCTTGTATTCATACCCATCGTATTTCTTTGGTGGTAGCCATCCCCAAAGGAAGTGACACGAAGATCTGGAGTTTCACTAACGCTCGCTGAATAACTTGGGTCTGCAACGCATTGGAGAGTAGTTCCGTCGAAAATAGCCATAATTAATTACGCTAAAAGTCCTCCTGGTCGTTTTTGTTTTGCAAGTTCCATTTCAATAGCAGAACCAAGCATCCTACCTAATTGAGCCATTTGCTTGCCATCGCCTTCGACTTTAGTACCTTTCGCATCAACTGACACATTCACAGTAGTAGCACCGCCGCCAGCTACTCCAAGTTTTCCATTCCTGCCACGTTGAAGGGGGATAATCGCTTCTGGCCCCGCTTCACCCATCAGGCCAACTCCCTTAGCAAATGGGAAGAGTGTAGGTTTGTTGACTACTCCTCCATAAGCAAACTTTTTAATTCCATTTGAGTAAACACCTCCTTTGGCTTCTCTAGGCAGATTGAGTGGATTCATGGACTTTGAATTGACTGCCTTCTCTCCCCCACCGAACCAACCACCAACACCTTTAAGGGCATTAAACATCATCATTTTGATAATCATTCTTGTTATATCTGCAATTATCGAACGAGCAAATTCTTTGAAATTCAACTTACCTGTCATTACAAAATTAACTAAAGCATCTTCCATATTCTTAAACGCATTGACAAATACATCTTGAATATGTTGTCCTTTGCTACCTAAATCATCAATATACTTAGCAAGATCTGTATCACCTTCTCCCTTCAATGCTTTCTTCATATCAGGGAACTTAAATTCCTTGATACCAACCTTAAATTCCTCTATCAACTTATCTGATATA